AATACAAAGTAATAGTGATAATGTATATGTGAGGTATGGGTTAGATAACCTGTACCCAAACTTTTTATTAAAGCTATTTAACGAATCACCTCTACACAAAGGCATTACCAATTCCAAAATTGATTACATCATTGGTGATGGTTTAACGGTTAAGGGCGCTACTAAGCAGTTAACATTTAAACCAAATCCAACTGATTCATTTAATGAGTTCATCAGCAAATTAGTTAATGATTACCTGATCTTCAATTACTATGCTATTGAAGTGATTTACAATAAGCTAAACAAGCCTATTCAGTATAATCATATCCCGGCACATAAAATAAGATGCAATAAAGACCGTAGTAAATTTTGGTATTCAAACGACTGGTTCTATGAACCTAACATATTGTTAAGTTATGATATTTGGACAGCAAGTAGTAATTCCGATGGTAAAGCAAAGGTGTTTTTTTATACGTCTTATTCACCGTCAGTAAATAATATCTATCCGACACCTGATTATTCAGGGGCAATAAAATCAATTGAAACGGATATAGCGATCCGGGACTTTCAAATTAACAGTATTGAAAACAGCTTTAGCGTATCATCAATCATTACATTTTTAGGTGGTGCGCCAAACGATGAAGTTAAGCGGGCCATAACCAACAAGATACAAAATTCATTTACCGGGCAAAACGGTGGTAAAATGATTATTGGTTTTGAGAACGCAACAAGCCTACCTCCAGATGTAAAGAACATAGCACCATCTGATTGGGATAAAGCTTATGTAGAGGTCAAAAAGGACGTTTTACAGGATATTTTAACCGCACATAGTGCTGTATCGCCTATTCTATTCGGTATTAAAACAGATGGTCAATTAGGCGGTGCTACGGAATTGGAAACAGCCTATGAGATATTTAAGAACCTCTTTGTAAAAAACCGAAGAAATGAATTAGAATCAGGTTTGAATCGCTTGTTTGCCGAAATAAACTTAGGCGAATTAGAATTTAAAGATATGGGATCATTGTTCAGCGCAACTCTTAGTGATGTTATGAAAATGAAGACCTATACCATCAACGAAATAAGAAATGAAGCCGGACTACCACCGATATTAAATGGCGATAGGTTGATTGATGAAGTTAAGCCAGTACCAACACAAGAACCTACCGATAAGGGTAATATTCCTGATGTAAACGTTGTGGGTTCACCAGTACCGCCTAATCAAGTTGCACCACCCGCACCGCCAACAGCCGGGGCCACTGCCAACGCTGGTAATTTCGCTCATTTAACAGATGATGACTTTGAAAAAGTTAAACACTTAGGATCAGCTAAACAAGATTTCAGGGTATTCAAAAAATTAGGCTATTCAGTGCAATCTTTTTCGGATGTAAAAGCCATTGAATTAGCATTTGATGATGAAAAAGATATATCTGATTACCTCATAAAGAACGGTATCAAAAATATGCCCCTTGTTCAAATCAAGGCAGCGATACGTAAAGATTTGGGGATAGCGGTAACAGCAGACGAAATAAGAAAAATCATTACAGGCTTAGAAGATTCCGGGGTTATCAATAAAGCAGATGTAGGTAAAGGGATTACTATAAACCCTACTGAAAAATCTATGCAGCCCGCCCTGGAGAACATTCGTAGGGTAGAAGTTAGATATAGCTATGAAGGCCCCGAAGATGACAAAAACAGACCGTTTTGTGCTAAGATTATGGCTAATGATAAATTCTATACCCGTCAGGATATCGAACAAATGTCAGGGCTTTTTGGATATTCAATATTTGATTACCGGGGCGGTTTTTACCATAATCCTAATACCAATATTACTACACCCTATTGCCGCCATAGATGGGTTGCGACCAGCGTAGTTAAAATTAACCCCGCAGCTTAATGAAGACACTTTTTATATCAGAAACCACTATAAAGGCAAATAGTATTATTGAAACTAATGTTGATTCAAAGATCATAGCCAACACGATCAATGAGGTACAGGATTTGGAACTTAAACCAGTCTTAGGTGATGATTTATATACTTCAATTGCAAACGAAGTCCTATCCGCATCTACCATTTCGGGTTATACCATCACCGATACCAATTTTGAGTTATTGGAAGATTATATTAAGCCTTTTTTGATTTATGGTACCCTGTCTTATGGTTTTATTCCGATTCATTATAAGTTGACAAACAAGGGTGTAAACCGGAAAAATGATGAAAACGCTACAACAGCGACCTATGCAGAGTTGCAACAGGTAAAAGATAATTACGATTCCAAATTTGCCACCTACAAACAGCGACTGATAAAGCATCTGGAAATTGATTTGAATGATAACTTAGATACAGTTACAGATAGTTCTGGTGAAAGCACAGGGTGGTATCTGCCGGATAATACATTAAACCTACAAGATTTCTTTGATGGTTTAACTAATAAGACAGGTTTCTATTCTGGTTATTACCGTAGATATTAAACCTGTACGCCTATTACCTCAAAAAGGTAATGCTAACATTAAACCAGATAAAACAACGGCTTATTGATTTTTACGAAAATCATATACAGGTTAATACTGTAGTTTATGCTGATGATTTTGATTTTGCAGCATACTCACATATACTTTATAAAGTGGTTCACATTCAACCAGTAAACAGCATTATTAAAGGTTATGAAATATTGCACCTTTTTAAAATAATGATAGCGGATATGCAAGACCCCAATTTACAATCATCGGAAGATGACATATTTTCTGATTGTGAATTGATTGCAAATGACTTTCTAACTTTTTTCGGTGATGATGACTATGAAGATTTTTTAATGGACACTGATACTACTTATCAGCGTTTCAGCGAATCAGGTACGGATCGCACATCGGGTGTGGTTTTTACAGCTAAAGTTAGACAGACCAGAGAAATTAACCCTTGTACGATTCCGATACAAGCAAACATACGGCCCATAATTTTTGAGGGTTTTACAACAGAATTTGAATAAAATGGATATAAACTCATACATAAGCGGTATCACCGCCTCAATAACTAATCAAAATCAAAAGTATGCTATTACCCCGGCAATCGTTGGTAATGCATTTACCGATTTGGCAGCTATCATATCTGTAAATGCAAGCGGTGTTACTGAAAATCAAATCACCAGTGCTTTAGGATTCAGCCCTGCATCAGCTTCAACCACGTTAGCCGGATATCATATTACATCAAGCGACACTTTGTTCGATAGTAAATATTTGCCGTTAACCGGTGTTCCGAACGGGGTTTATAACGTAGCAGCTGTTCAACCAGTTTATGCTGCAAATTATTCCAATGATATAAATGCCACCATCAACACATTATACAGTGGTTATACGGAAAACATAATCTTATCAATGTTGATGATTGATAGCGGTAATACTTTAGGTAACTGGGTAGCTTACGACACTAATAGTACAGTAGTTTATGATACTGGAGGTACCAATTCCCTATTATACACCAGAAGTTCAGCATCAACCGATGCAGGTTATTCAGGCTTTAAGGAAACGTTATCAGGTACGACTGATTTAAGTATGTATGACTGTTTCGATTTTGATTTGCAAATAGCGAATTACGATAACAGATTGGTGAGTTGTGTTTTAAAGCTTACTGATATTAATTCGACAATTACCTACATTAGAACATTTGTACCTACAAGATTATACAGTCAATTTGTAACGGTATCATTTGATAAGAGGTTAATGGGTTCTTATGTTGGTTCACAAGCATTTGACTGGACACAAATTAAAAGTATCGCATTAACTTTTGAGGTTAAATTAACCGGATGGACTTGCTATATGAAAAATTTTAGAGCTTCGGCTTGGTATCAGCTATCGAATACTTTAATAGACACCTATGGTTTTACTACAAATGATACTACTTCGAATGCCGGTTTATATATTGATTTCGGGCGAGGCAAAATAAGGGGTGATGTAACTGGTACATATACGTCAGGTTCAACATATTCAGTATCCTACTATTACGGTGGTGGTACGGTCGTAATTCCTAAAGGTAAAACGATCACTAATCAAGTTCTTTTAAGAAGTAATTTAACCTTACAGGGAATTAATAAATATGAAGATATTTTACAATTGCAATCTGGTGTAACTTATGCGGTTTCCGGCTATACAGCAAGTGGTGTTACCGCAGCCGGACACGCTGCAACCATCGTAAACAAAGAAATTTATAACGGGTGTTATAACGTTCACATTTTTAACTTGGGTGTAAACAACCAACAGCATCTTGATACTACACAAACTTATGACGGTGTTAATTTGATTACACTGGATACGAACAGGGTTTATAACTATTATGGATTCAGAAATATATCATTGATGAATTTATATTTCAATGATGTAATGCGAAGTACCTCATTAAACACCTGCTACTACTTAAATGCTTGTTCAATGGAAGGGTTACAAATTAAGCACATTGAAAGCGAGAGTATTTTTAATAACGGGATCGAATTTTTTAACGCCAATGGTGCTATAGTTGATGGTTATGTCCATAGGTCAAATGATTACAGGTCATCAGATAACAGTCAGTCAGCCGTAGTTAGTTTCAACGGATATTCCAACAAGTGTATGGGTACCAACATAACTGCATACAAAGCGGGTGCCGGACTACTTATCAAAAACGGATCACAAAATTGCACTTTTAGAAATTTTAATATTGAGGTTAATAATGATGGGTGTTACATAGTAGAGGAAGGAGTAGGCGGAGGTACATCAACTACGATGATGGGTAACCGATTTGTAGACGGAATAATTTATGGTAATGTACAACCTACCGGGGCCGCATTGATGGCATTAGGAGCAAATCCTATATATACTAATACAGCCTTTAAGAATAATACTTTTGAGAATATAACTTGTGTCGGAGGCTGGGACGGATTTTATGGCGGTAATCCGGCTTCGGCTATTATCGCAGATAATACAGTCTTAAAAAACTGTAAATTCATTTCCCAACGTGCGAACGCAATTGACTGGCAGAATAGTTATCAAACCAATTTCACTATTGATGGTTGTCTTTTTTATGATTGTAATATCAACCAAACGGTAGGTACTGGCGTAAAAATCATAAATAATACGGGTATTTTTCCAAACACCAAAACATCTTTTATAACAGTCAATGGTGGTGGTACTGTATCATTAATTGCAAATAATTATTCAGTAGGTTTAGACACATCGATTGGATTAAGTGTTATCAGCGGTACAGTTCAAACTATTTTTAATAATACATTTAGTGGTTATACCTACGGTATTCAATTAGCTGCATCAGTTAGTGGTGCAACGATAATAAATAATAACCTATCTGGTAACATAACATCTGGTTTAAACTTAAATGGTGCAACCAACAACACTATTTACGGTAATATTGGGTTCAGCGATAGCATCCCCGCATCAGAAGGTGGTACAGGTATAAACACATTTGCTGTAGGTGATTTATTATTTGCCTCTGGTACCACTGCATTATCAAGGTTAGCAGCTGTAGCCACAGGTTCAACTTTGGTTTCAAATGGTACTGGTACAGCGCCAACTTGGACAAATAGCCCGACCATAAGCGGTACGCTAACCGCCAATGTATTAAAGTTAGGTACCGGTACGACAGTAAGCACTTCATCAACTAATACGGTAACTAACAAAATACCAATAGTAGTAAGCGGTGTTACATACTACGTATTAGCGTCCACTTCAGCAACTTAATACTATCAGGCTAATCTTCATCGGGTAGCCTTTTTTATTGCCTCCAAAGCCCTATTACCGGGTTATAATGAGAATAGATAGTGCAGGCAGAGAGTTTATATATAACCACGAAGGGGTACGGTTAAAGGCTTATAAAGATGTTGCGGGCATACCCACAATAGGGGTAGGATTTACATATTATCCGGGCGGTAGGAAAGTTAAAATTGGCGATACCATCACACAAGCCGAATGTGATTCAATGTTTACCAACATTGTATCTTCTTATGAAGAAGCGGTTAATAAATTTGTTAAAATACCTATCAATCAAAATCAATTCAACGCACTGGTTTCATTTTCCTTTAATGTTGGCACAGGCGCATTAGAAAAAAGCACTTTATTGAAGCGTGTTAATGCTAAATCTTCACAAGAATTTATAAAGGCTGCCTTTTTAATGTGGGATGAAGCCGGAGGCAAAGTAGTTTCTGATCTACTGGACAGACGAAAAGACGAAGCCGATTTATTTAATAAATCAATAACAAATGAAACAAATCCTAACCTTAAATAATAAATTGAACTATTCATTAACAGCCCTATTTAAATTTGTTTGGGCTAACATCTGGAAATTTATTATCTGGTGCTTTTGTGTTTACCTAATGCCGACCTATGAAATGATCGGGGTAGTATTATTCTTATTGATAGTGGATATGATAACCGGAATTTGGAAAGCCCTTAAAGTTGGCGAACCCATTACAGCGGCTAAAATTGGTTTAACTGTTACCAAAATGGTTCTGTATATGTTTGGCATAGTTTGCGCCTATGTTGTACAGCACAATATTGCCTTAGAAGCTATTAAGGTGATGCTGATATTTTCAACTCTCATATCAGTAAGAGAGTTCAAAAGCATTATTGAAAATATTGAAGTCATTACCGGGGCGAAAATCTGGCAGTTCATCGTTGACCAAATCACTTACCTATTACCTAATAAAGAATTAAATAAAACAGATAATGATTAATTTACTTAAAAACATAAAATTTATTGATGTACTGGCTATGATAGTCGTACTATTATGCTTTGCATATTTCTTTGTTAAAGGACTGGATAACGGCTTAATTGCCGTAGCCGCAGCAGTGGTATCTTACTATTTTGGTTCATCAGCTAATACAAACCCAAAAGAAGGCTTGTAGGCGTGATGTTAATAAATCTCAAAATGAATACACAGAAAAACGGCTATTTTAAGGGTGGCATTACTTGGGTTGGTTTGACCATCAATAAGGTTCCGCTTGGTGCGTCACCAACTGATACTATTCCACCGAATGTGAAAAATGCTTTACCAGTTTTTTTGTTAAGATATTCGAAAAATACAGGAGACCCGGAATCTCCCTCGGCTCCTTTGTTAGTAGTCTTGTAATTTAGCGAATC